GTTACCAACCGAACAGTTGTTGTACAGGGTAGCCATCGCGGCAATGGTGATTGCACCGCCCTGATTGGTTACCGCTGAACGCCACCATGTATTGTCCGCCGCCGCAATGCCGCCGGGGGAACCCGTGGAACCAACTAGGGCGCTTAGCCCCAACCAGTCCTTGTTACTGTTTCCGGTGCCGTTGCCGAACAACATGGTGTTCATGTTCTCAATGATTGTTTCCTGCGTCTGAAAGATCTTGCCTTCCAGAAGATCAATGATCTGAGCCTCGCCGTTGTTCTGCGCTTCCTCAATACCGTTGATCGTCACAGTGGCCGCATACTGCTTCCACGAATACTCAGCCGCGCTAATGCCCGTCTGTGCTGTCGTGAGAATCTCGTCCGTACCGGAGTACGAACCTGCGGTTGAGTTGGTCCCGTAGATAACCGGGACGACGATGCTCTGTCCACCCGAAATACGCCGAATCGTCTGACCGTTCGTCAACGCATAGAACAATGGCCGTGCGCTAAAGATGTTGTCAGTAAGTTTCGGGACGTAGTTCTTGAGGGTGGTAGACAGAATCTCGTCAAATGCTGAGTTGCCTACAGCCATAGTCTGTCACCTCTCTGTTGTCTATGAAGACAGGGAACGCTTAGCGTCCATGAACGCCTCTCGGATGCTGGAGACTGCTTTCACCGGTTCGGTCGTGGAACCGGCCTGCTTGGAACCTGAAGGTTCCACCACGCCAGCGTCACGCTTTGCTCCGGTGCGCTCCTGTTCCTGCTCCAACTTGCTGGCTTTAGCGGCTACATCGTTGTACCGCATATGTGTCAATGCGGCTTCCAGATTGCCAATCTTGTGCGTCAGCGCGTGTTGGTACAGGGCGGGAGCGTCGAAATCTCCGTAGGTATCTTTGAGTTGATCTACCTGCTTCTCTACCTGTTGTCGTCTATGCAACCGGTCCTGCTGCTCAAGACGGGCCTCCAAGTTCGCTATTCGCTGTTCGCTGGGATCCGGTTCATCCCACGGGTCTACTGGTCCCATGGATTCACCGGTTGTCCTCTCAACACCGAATGCGTTACCCAAAGCCTCTAGTGTTCCCGCTGGATCTGCTTCCAACGAGTTCACAATCGCCTCTGCTTGCTGTAACCGATCACGTTCGGATGCCAACTCCTGCGTCTTACGGGTGTAATCCGACTGGCGCTGGTATCCATCCCGAAGTTCGTCAAGACTGACCTGCTCTTCGACGCCATCCACCTTTACGGTGTAGCCGTCGCCAACAGGTTCCCCTAGAACCTCTACTGAAGAATCTGGGCTGTCCGCTAGAGCGGTTCCGTCAACATCTTCATTCATTATTCTGTTTTCTCCTCGGAGTCCTGAAGGTTGCTCCTATGTAGTAGGGACTGCTGTCCCACTTGCTTACGAGAACGGAAGGTCTACGTCCATCTGTCCTTGAATCTGTGCCAGCAACTCAGGCGGTACCCCGCCAGTCGGGGAAAACGCCCCCTCTGGTTGCCCCATCGGTATTCCCATTGGCATCCCCGGCGGCATCTGGCCCGCCCCGGGGCCTGCACCCGGTGCGGCCCCTTCGGGACCGACCGGCTGCTGGGGTTGCTGTTGCATCATGAACTTGTCCGGGTCCTTGATTCCGAAACCGTTTGACAAAACGTGCTTTGCCAACGCCTGCGGATCAATTACGGTGCCCACCAGAGGAGCCAAAGCGTTCAGCAGCGATACGGCCTGCTGTTTGCGAATCGTGTCGTTGATCGGCTGCGTAGACCCTGCTTCCACACTGAAATCGTACTCGCCTGTAATGTCGTCCCGCGCATACGGCACAAACAGGCTGCCACCCTTGTCGGCGACCTGAGCCATCTGTTCCCCAGTCATGAACTGTTGCATCAATTGGATTACCCGACGACCGATCTGGGCAATAGCCAACTCTACAGTCGCCAACTTGTCGGCAGCCCTAGCGTTACCTGCGTCAGCGATAATGCTCGCCTCTGTTGCTGTTCTGCGAATCTCCGGCATCTGACCGCGCGCATACTCCGACACGCCGGAAACCGTGTTGATGTCAGCCTCCACAATCTCCGACATGTTGTAGATTTCTGGCGACAACGGCGTCTGTGGCATTGGAACAACCGTTTCTCCCAACGGCTTGTTCTCATCCACCACCGGCACCAACCGGCCATCAGTATCGGACTCCAGAGCCTCCCGGCCCTCCGGTCCGAACGACCGCTCGTGATACAGGTACTTGCGGGCGTAACGCTTCCGGGCGTTCATCATCTGAGAACGCGTCTTGTCCAACTCCTGCTGCAGAGACTCCAAAGCCTCCAAATCCCCCATGGGGTAGAAGTAGTCGGGAATGTCATAGTTGCGCATCATCACGAACGGCTGCCCGTACGCGTACGGCATCGCAATCGGGTCGATCAAGAACTGGTCCCCCGACTGCGGCAACACGCTCAACGTGTTCTCCGTAATGTCGTAGTATTCGTACACGACACACCGTTCCTCGGTGTCAAGGTACTCTTCCTGCTCCTGCCGGGTAGAAACAGAATACATCGAATACAACAGCGAGTCCGCAGACAAGTTTTTGCGTGCCGACGCTTTGTAACGCCGATCAGTTCGCGCTGCTTCCAACGGTCGAACGATCCGCTGCGCAATCCACTTGGCATCCTCTATGCACGTCGCTTCCGGGTCAACAAGAATATCGAACGGCGAAATGCGCTCCACGAACGGCTGATCCTCCACCACCATCATCGCCGTCTGCGGAATGTTGGCAGCCATCTCATCATCCGTCGGCAAACCCCCCGCCAGCATCGGCTCCTCAGCGGCGAAAGCGTCGGCCTCCACCAAAGCCTCTTCCAGCATTTCCTCGCGTTCCGCATCGCTAAGCGTGCGCTCCTGCTCCAAGAACTGCCATCCGACCTTGATCCAACTGTGGCCGAAGATCAAGAAATCCTTCACGGCACGCCGGAACGGCTTACGGAAGTCGTGATGCCGCCACAGATGGTTCACTACAGCCTCGACAAAAGCAGCGCGGTCCTGATTCTCCTCGGTGTTCGGTGTCACCACGATCTTGGGATGATTCACCGACACAGACGGGGCGATCACGTTGATCGTACTGAAAGCCAAATTGACCGTAATCATGTCCTCGGGAGTAACAGCCCCACGGGGCCAATGCTTCCCACGGTACAGATCGGTCATGCGGCGCCATAGGTTGTCGTAACCCATTTCGTCGCGCCACCGTGTAGCGGCGTCTATTCGACGCTTGGTGTCTTCAAACCGGTCAGATTTACTTTTACGAGCCACTAGAAGTACGCCTTATCCGGCAGGCGTTCGATGTTTCGACCCGCTGCCTTCGCTTCTATCGCCGCCTTCTGGCCGCGTTCTTCCCTGCTTAGATGCTGCTCCTCGGGAGGCAACTGGGATCGGAAACCCCGACCAGTTGCGAACTTTACGCCAAGTAGTTTCTGACGCCGTTCCCATAGTTCATCCAACTCGGCGCAGGCCAACGGCCCACGCAGATCCACGATGTATTCGCGGAACTCTGCGTAGGTCGCCTCCCGGGGGAGGATTGCCACGGTTACGGACGCTTGGTGTGCGGTGCAGCGTTGTGACCCTTCAGGTCCGGCTGTGGCTTACCCGGCTCAACCTGACCCGTCGTACCATGCTGGTTGTGAGGAGTCTGTCGCACCGTCACCTCGCCGTAGCCGCCAGTCTGAGAAGCGTACTTCGGGCTACTAAGACGTTCCTTTGGCGAGTTCGGGGCGGCTGGTTCCCAAATCGGGTTAGTCACGACAGAACCACCACGCTCCATCTTGTTGTTCGTGCCCGAAGCGCCATCCACGGTACGGGTACCGTTGGTGTGCGAAACGAACTTGCCTGCTGCTGACATAAAACCTCCAAATAGTCTCTAAAGAGATAGATCAGACTGTCCCACGGACGTTATTTGCGCCGATAACGAACGGATTCGTGTCATCGTCCGTTTTTCCGGCAAGCCGCGCCCACCAGTCAATAGTCCAGTAATCGTCCACTTTTTGCGCAAACTCGGGCATAAACGCGTACTGGCGCATCTGATTAGCCAAAGCCAACGCCATCACACGGTCATCATGCGGCGAACCCGACATCGTTCCCCGCTCATTACGCGTATACGTCCTCAACTCGCCCAAAGTGAACCGGTCG